TCACAAACCCATTTGTGTGTCAAAGGTGGTGTTCGTAGAGAAACCGCCAATAAAAGATCAAGAGAATTTGAACGTCTAGGATTGTATAAAACCCAACGCAGGGATTGGCGGGATGTTCTTCAATATCATCTTAATCCTATCTTTCATGATCGTCAGTTTAGATTAGAGTTAGCTACTATCCCCGAATTTAAAGAAGTCTTTAGCGCCCCTACTATATGGTGGATGCTGCCCCCTAAAAAGATGTTTGGCAAAAAACAAAAAACATTTCAGTCAGAATATGTCACACCAATTAATACCCAAGGTATTTTAATTATCAATCAGAGTCATCAAAATCCTATTTCTCGTGCCGAGCACCATCGTTTACAAATGGAAAAGATACTTGCTCAGCTGACGCCTGAGCAAAAACGGGGGCTTGATAGGTTGCGGAGAGATTATCGAACTCCGTTGATGATGGATTGATTGGTAAAACCCTATACAGAAAAAGAGAGTAATGCAAAACTTTAGTACTGAAGAGCTAGATACGTTAAAGAGATATCCAAAAGAAGCGCTTGACCATGCCAATAAGCAAATGAAAGGCATGTACTTAGCACATAAGCCAATCAGTAATCCCTTTAAGTGGTTCGTTACTGTTTGTGAGAATTGGATAAAGAAACAAAAAGAAATCCCAAAAAAGGGAGAGACAAAGCCAATAGATCCTAATCGTGGCTCTACTGACCTATCAGCAAGAAAGGTAAGAATACAAGCAGCTGCTCAATCAAAAGAGTGGTATAATCCTAAAATGAGTCTTGAGCAGATGAGAGTTAGATTGAACGATGAAGTGTATGAGCAACAAAGGCGTGATCGTCAGGAGAAAATGGGATTGATTGATCCTGTTAAAGAATTGATTGAACCTGAATTGGCATCCACCCCATTTGCCGCGCAACTTGCTCAAGTATTTACTCAGAAGACAGTGTCGCATAATAAGAGAGCCCCTATGTTTACCGATGCGCCATATCTATCGGAAGATTCAGTTTGGGAAGAAGTTTAACATACAATATGAGGATAAAAATGAAGATGAACTTGTTTGAGAAGATTAGCAGTGATGAATGGATAAACTTTGCTAATGCTTATGCCGCCATTATGGAAAAGCTAACACCATTACAGCAAAAAGCATTTATTCAGGCTATAGGAGACTTTCATGAGCATCCAACTTATGGCGAAGATATTGGTGAAGTAAATTGTTCATTTAATCCGGAAATGAATAGTTTCATTTGTAAGGAAAAATAAGTATCCAACCCCCTTCTTTTCTAGTAGATTTACAGCCAAGCAAAACCCCTCATATTTATGGATACCAAATGAAAGCATTTCTTCTACTTTTATGCATGTTAGATGTACGCGCCAACGTACCACAATCTTGTATTGATAAGATACACGCCGAGATCTTTGAGCTCTCTGGGGATGATGAGCGTAATGCAGATCTTGATGCCTATCTCATGCTCCTTGAGGAATGTAAGAAGTTTGATGAGCCATTTGACTATGATGGGTATTGTTATCTCTTTCATGATCTTGAACCGGGGGAAACTATCACCATAGATGTTGACATGGATACCAAATGAAATAGACTTGCCCTGTATCCTCCTTCGCTCTTTGAGCTTCGGCGTGATAAAGTTGAATGTTTTTCATGGGAGTAAGGCAATGCAACGATCAATCAAATTCATTCTTCCTGGGCAACCTATACCATGGTCACGGGCAACACCTATGGCTAAAGGCAGAGTATGGGATTCACAAAAGCATCAAAAGCTTATTATATCTCTTGCAATGCAGAAGCTTATGGGAACCCAACCATTATTACAGGGCCCTTTAGAAGTGATAATTTACTGCTACTTTCCCATACCCATGAAACATATGAAAAACCCCCAAATTCCTAACTCACGCTACTTTAAAAAACCAGACGATGATAACTGTGCCAAGATATTAAGAGACTGTGCCAATGGCATATTATATTCTGATGATAGTCTCATATCAGATGGACATCAGTACAAACGATATGATGATGGTAATGGAGTGAGAACAGAAATGACAATAACTGAGGTGAAGTAATGCCTCTTAAATCACTATTCAATGGATCAAAGAAACGAAAATTGCCTCCTAGAAAGACAAAAGAAAAAGATGTACCCTCCGCAAGAGCCAAATCAACGCATCTTGCAGGCTATTGGCCACATGATGATAGAGATATGCAAGAACTATATGGTAGGCAATTAGTAGAGTGGTCAAGACTGGAAACCTCATGGGATATAGACATATTCTTTAATGAGAAAAACATCGGCGGAATGAAATTCTACTCTGCTTGCAAAGACAATGCATTTCTTGATGAATGCTGGGACATTGCGCTTGCTAATATAGGCATGAGATTGAAAGAAACATTACGTGATTCATTTGAGTATAAGATGAAGACCTATCCCAAATATGAAACACTTGCTCGATTAGAACGTAAAGAGAAACTTGCTCTTGCTCAAGAAGCAAAAGAAACAGAATATAAGCTTATCGTCAACAGGGGTTAATCATGAATTGGATTGCGTGCAGCTATAAAAAGCCAGAAGAATATAAAAAACTTATTGTGTATGTTAATTATTCAGATCATACAAGCGCTTATCCCTATCAGTATGTTGATATTGGAAAAGTAATATTGGTTGAAGAAGACGGCAAATATATCCCTTATTGGAAATTTGCTACCGACGTTAAAGAATGCCCCTTCGTTCAATTTGAATATGACAAAGTAACTCACTGGATGCCATTTCCTGACAAGCCTGATTGTGGTTAAGCGTAGATCAATACGCCTACTCCATTTAGATGAGGTATGCGATATGCCCACCTGCTTTAATAGAGCTCGCTGGGTGTCAGCATATAAAGATCATGACGATGGCTGGGTATATATATGTGATTCATGCCTTCCTACAGTAACTAACAAATACATAAGGTTCCTTGCCCATGAAAGAAATCGTACTGGACAAGTTTCAGGTTCGTGAATACCAACGGCCATTCTTTAAGGCTATGGAGTCTGGTGAGTATCGTAACGCCATAGTACTCATGCCTCGGAGAGCCGGGAAGGACCTGATGTGCTGGAACTATTGTATTACCTATGCACTATCCAAAGTAACATCTGTACTCTACCTACTACCAACATACAGCCAAGCTAAGATTGTAATATGGGATGCAATTGCTATTGATGGTACCCGTTTTATGGATTATATTCCCAAAGAATTAATCAAATCAGTCAACGCTTCAGAACTCAAAATCACCTTCATCAACAACTCAATTCTTCAGCTGCGTGGCGCTGATAATTATGATCGCTCTATCGTGGGCACAAATGCCTCACTTATCGTCTTTTCAGAGTTTGCTATATGTGATCCACGGGCATATGAATTTGCTTCGCCCATAGTGGCTGCCAATGGTGGACAGATGATATTCATATCCACACCTAGAGGACGTAACCATCTATGGGAGTTATGGAATAGGGCACAGACATGGAAAGATTGGTTCTGTTACAAGTTAACCGTTGAAGACACCAACCACGTAACTGAAGAGACCCTTGCTAAAGAACGCGAGGAACATTCAGAGGAGTATATGTCACAAGAATGGTATTGCTCATTTGATAGAGGGATACAAGGATCCTTTTATGCTCATTATATTACTAAGATGATGGCAGACGGGAGAATAGGAAGAATCCCCTATGATCCATCGCTACCAGTGAACACAGCATTCGACTTAGGTTTTAACGACCAAACAGTTATCATCCTCTTCCAGATTACCAAGAACAACCTTATTAACGTTATTGATTGTTATCATAACAACAACGAACCGTTACCCCATTACATCAAGTGGCTTAAACAACAAGAGTACGTATATGGCAAGCACTGGGCGCCCCATGATTCAGCCAACCATGATTATGCCTCAGGACAAACGAGAATACAGACAGCAAGAGATCTGGGCATTAACTTTGAAACACGTGAAAATAAGGGCAAGCTCGTATCTGCTATCCCCAACGTTTCAGTTGCTGATGGTATTGAGAAAGTATGGGCATCATTCAATCGTATATCAATAGATTCCAATCGTTGCGCTAAGCTCATAAAAGCATTAGAATCCTACCATCGCATTTGGGATGATGATAAGAAAGTGTATAAGCAAGAACCAAAACACGACTGGTCTTCAGACTTTGCAGATGCGTTTAGGTATATGTGTTTAGTATTGGATATGCATCAACAGGGTATGACAACAGAGGATGTACATAAGGGGTACAATTCCGCCATGTTCGGCAACCAACTCAACACGCCATACCCATTCAATGACGATCAATATGGCAGTAACTTTAGAAATCAATTGAGGTAAGCAAATGAAATATAAAAAATACGTATGGCGGCGTTCGCCCAAAACAGATACCATTGAACGCCTTGATGTCATGATTGATGATGACCAAAAGGAAGCAATAATTATTAGCTGGCTGCAAGAATACATTACCAATGAAGCTAAGTGGAAAGAAATTGACGATCTTGCATATAATCTGGGCAAATGTGAATGAGTGACGATCAAAAAGAAGCCATCCATGAACTATCACAGTTCTATGCAAAGAGGATTATAGCGGTCTTGGAAAGAGAATATTACCAAAAAGAGATTGCTCGATTGAACAGGATAATTGGTTATTTGAAGAAAGCATTGAAGGAAAAGAATGAAGTTCCATTGGGGTGATTGTGATGTGGATATATCCGAATCTTTAGCAAAAATAGAAGAAAGATTTGAATGCTTGGAATTTGTTGATAATAATTTATCTGAACGCATTTCAGATTTGCGACAAGAAAGAGAAGTTGAATATACTAAAAAATATGCAGAACTTCTTCACATTCAAGATGATCTTAAAAAACAACTTGAAAAGAAAGATAAACAAATCTGCAATCTAGAACTCTATGTTAATGAGTTGACTGCTAAGCTACTCATGGCTGACGAAAAAACAAAGAATGCTCTACATAAGTATGGTGAATCTTTATTCGATAAACCAATCATAGAAGATGGCGAAGTAAAATGGGTAAAGGAATCAAAATGAATAAGAACTTCCACTATTATATAGAATGGAATGGCGTTAAAGGCGCACCACCTGCAATTGATATGCCTAATCAAACATGTACGATGCGTGCAATATCCATGACTGATTACGAAATTGATGCAATAATTACTGATTGGTTCAATCATTTTGATGGCAATAAAGAACGGTTAACTCATATAACTAAATATGCAAAGCAACTAGAAGAATCAGGAATGGGACCAAGCCAATTTATGTTTTACTTTTAAGGAATCAAATGAATAGTGAATGGATAGAGGTTAAAAAAGAAACTCCTCCCTTTGGAGAACGGGTATTAATACTTTATGCAACACATTTTAGTGATTTCATTTATCATTGGATGGGAACGGGATATTATTGTTGTTCGCTTAAATGGAAGCATGACACTCCAGAGCAACCAGCAACAGTAGAAGTAGCATGGATGAAATTACCAGAACTAGAAAATACAAAGTGGGCAAATAAAAAATGTTAAAAGAACTACAATCATATACTCGTGAAGAACTAGAAAACAAACTAATGCATCTGGTTAACTCAGCTGCCTTTAGGCTTGCTTCTGAGTACATAGAACAAACAGAACCCATGGCAAAAGTAATTCGTACGCCTGAAGCAGAGGCTGAGCACATTAGACGTATTGGCGAGTTTATGATTCTTGCTATTCCTGTATGGGATATCGTAGAGAAAACTCATCCAGGTTATGATGTTATGACCGAATGGGTTATAAATAAGAACAAGGACAAGTTCAATCCATGTGTATGTAGTGGATGTAAAAAGAATGATGAGATAGTTAACTGAGTTTACTTTTCAGTTCTTCTATCTCTTTTTTATATGAATCACATAGAACTTCGAGCGCTTGTCTATTATATAGTTCAGTTATTTCTACTGTATGTTCAATTCTACCATTCACTTTAGGCATTTCAGATTCATGGATTATCTTATAGTATCTTGTATTGTTTTTATCAGACTTAGAAATATAGATAGGAAATGTTGATGATAGGTAATAGTCGTTTTCATCTTGCTCTTTTAGTTTTTCAATTTCTTGTAATTCTTTTACAAGCATTGCTTCTCTTTTCTTCTTATTGTATTCACCCAACCTAGGACAAAAGAAACTCAGTTCGCACAAATTCAGTCCACGACCAAACTCATTATTACTTACTTTCATGCACGAACAACGTAATTCATCAGGAACATCGTATCCCTCAAGGGGAATTTCAATGAGTGTATTCACAGTTTTGTCTTCGATATCATAAAACGCATTCCATTTTCTTTCTCTTGCTTCTTTATGTAGTCGTTCGTTCTCAGCAAAATGTAATGCTTGCTTTTTATCGTACTCAGCTGCTTGCTCCGGAGTAAACACACAAATACAGCCGTTATCACATTTATTGTCTTTTTTTTCTTCAGTCATCATTTCTCCTATTTACTATAGAAATCCCGAAGTAATTCAGCCAATCTTTTAAGTTGAATCTCTTGCGTCTCTTTATCCAAATCATCTCTATAATGCTCAGCATATAGTTCGCTTATGGCCATCTCAACAAGTGCACGCCGCTTAATATTCATATCATGTTTATGCATATCAACCAACAATCTTTCAAGTTGATATAACGCAATATCTGATAGCTCAAATGTAGATTTTTTATAGTTCATCTTTTTCCTTTAAACATAAAAACGGGAACAACCCCGTTATCGAACTGTTCCCGTTTTAACCATTATTACCATAGCTTTGGAGACCTATGATGTCACAATCATAGCACAACATGTTTAAACAACAATAGTCTCCGGGTGGGGAGACTATTGCCGAAAAAAAGGAAATAATTGAATGACTCACTTGAAATAGTCATACCAAGAATTTTCGTGAGTATAGCACAACATAAGTTTGCGTACAAAAGATTATATTTCTACACTGGCTTTAGTCTGTAACTTGCATATCAAAGAAGGAATTATTAATGGCAACCCATCCCAACTCCCAGCTAAGCCCTTTATATATGGACGAAAAACATCGAGATGTCCTACGTATGATGGAGACGTCTTATGAACAATCAGTTACCATTGGACAAACCTATTGGTATCAAGCAAATCAGGATATAGAGTATCATGCCGGTAACCAATCAGCTTGGTCAACTTCGTATGGCGCCGGTATGCCCGAATCTCGTAGAAAACAATACAACTTCAATAGAATACGTCCCATTATCAACTCCATTTCAGGACACCAACGACGTAATCGTAAATCAACAGTAATTACGCCAATCGAAAACGGGGATGCAGAGACCGCAGATCAATTTACCAAGATCTTGATGTGGGTAAATCAACAAGAAGGCGTACTACATACTATATCAGATGCCTTTGAAGGTTCGTTAATTACTGGTCTTACTATGTTACATACTTATATGGACTATCGCCAGGATCCCGTAAATGGAAATATAAAAGTTGACAGTTTGGCATTTAATCAATTCCTAATTGATCCGTTCATGCGTAAGCAAGACCTATCAGATTGTAATTTTATATGGCGTCGATCATTTTTGACTAAACGCGAATGTATCAACCTCTTACCCGATCAAGAAGATGAAATACTTTCACTGACATCCAACACTTCAGTTAATGGTCGTGATGCTAAGTTCCAGTTCCTTCCTGAAACATATAACCCTGCAATTACCGATCTATTAACCTACGATGAATACTATTACCGTGACTATCGTACGCAGTTAATGTTGGCGGATGGAGAGACTGGCGAAGTAATAGAATGGAAATCTAATGATAAAGAGATGCTCAATCAATTCCTGCAAGCAAACCCTCAAGTGGAACTCATCAAGCAGGAAATCCCCACCGTTAGTCTTGCTCTGGTTGTCCAAGGGAAATGCCTCTATTCTGGCCCAAACCCAAACGGTTCAGATTTATATCCCTTTGTGCCTGTTATGTGCTATTTCCACCCAGAGATGGTTGATTTCCCAAATAGAATACAGGGCGTAGTTCGTGGCCTTCGTGATGCACAATACTGCTACAATAGACGTAAAGTTATTGAGCTTGATATCTTAGAGTCACAACTCAACTCCGGCTTTATCATGAAGGAGAACTCACTCGTTAATCCTAATGATGCCTACCTCACTGGCCAAGGCAGAACACTCTTTGTTAAGCAACAAGCGCAGATGACTGATATCCAACGATTAGATTCTCCTGCAATACCACCAACAACCCTTGATGTATCTAAAACAATGGCAGCTGAGATAAACCACATTGCGGGTATATCAGAAGAAGCATTGGGTATGGCAAGTGAAGACGTAGCGGGCATCCTAGCCAAGCTTCGCATGAATGCCTCAGTTAATACTCTTGAAGGGGTTTTTGATCAACTTGATCGATCCCAGCAGCTTCTCGGCCGTATCCATATGGATTATATACAAACAAACTTCACGCCGGGCAAAGT